AAGACTGCCGCGACCGCGTTCGTGGTGCGTTCTATGCTGACCTGTTCTTGATGCTGGCCAACGCAACAGACACACGCATGACAGCGACCGAAGTGGCCGAGCGTCACGAAGAGAAACTGCTCATGCTTGGCCCGGTGCTTGAGCGTTTGCACAACGAGTTGCTGTCTCCATTGATCGACATGACATTCACTCGCATGGTCGAGGCTGGCGTGCTATTGCCACCGCCTCCAGAACTGCAAGGCATGGAGTTGTCGGTCGAGTTCGTCTCGATGCTGGCGCAGGCACAGCGTGCCATTGGCACCAACAGCGTTGACCGATTCGTCGGCAACCTGGGCGTCGTGGCCAACATGAAGCCAGAGGTGCTCGACAAGTTCAACAGCGACGCATGGGCTGATGCCTATGCCGACATGCTGGGCGTCGACCCCAACATCCTGGTGGGCGGCGAGCAAGTCGCAATCATTCGTAGCGCACGCAATGAAGCACTCGCGGCCAAAGAGCAACAAGCCGCAATGCATCAGCAAGCGCTGATCGCCAAGGATCTTTCACAGACACAGACGACAGAGCCAAGCGCACTGACCAATGTGATCGATATGTTCTCCGGATACAACACACCCTGAAAGGAATAACCATGCCAATGATCAACATGCAAAAGCCCGCCGAGCGCGAAGAGATGCCAGGCGAATACGAAGCAGACGAGCCGCGTTACCCGTACGGCCTATGCATCAGCCTGGGCAAAGACGAACTCGAGAAGCTGGGCATTACCGTATTGCCGAAGGTTGGCACTGAGATGACCATCATGGCCAAGGCCTATGTCAAGATGACTCGTGCATACGAGACTCAAGGCGAAGGCGAAGACATGGGCATCGAGTTGCAGATCACCGACATGGAGATCCAAGGCAACCAGCAACAGCGCAACGCTGAAGCATCCACCATGCTCTACGGTTCAGGCGAGTAATCATGCCAGGACCAGGCTTGTGGGCCAACATCCACGCCAAGCGTAAGCGCATCGAGGCGGGTTCAGGTGAGCGCATGCGCAAGCCTGGCGAAGAGGGTGCGCCCACACGCAAAGACTTTAAGGAGTCTGCGGCTGAGAAGCTGTACGGCAAAGACAAGGACAAGAAATGAGCGCACGCCAAAAGTACCAGGGCGCCCCCTGGCTGTATGACGAGACGACCGGCGACATCGTCGGTGTCAAAGATCCTGACGGGTCTGAGTTCTACTTCCAGCGTGCCCCGTACTATGGCCTGTTCTTGGATACGACCAACCAGACCGGTGGCACCAGTGGGTCTGCAATGACATTCAACACAGCCGCCATCCAGCAGGGTGTGCGGTTAGTTGACACCACCAAGATCTATGCCGACCGGGCCGCGATTTACAACTGGCAATTGTCCGTGCATCTGCACAACACCGACAGCCAGGCTCACTACTTTGAGTTGTGGGGCCGCAAGAACGGCCTGGACATACCCAACAGCCGGTTCAAGTATTCAGTGCCAAGCAGTCACGGTGGCGAGGCCGGTACCATCATCCCAAGCCAAAACTTTTTCATCGACATGAATGCTGGCGACTATGTCGAGATCTACTGGGCACGCGATAACGCAGGCATCAGCATTGCCTACCATGGCCCAGAAACATCACCTGCCAAGCCAGCCGCACCATCTTTGTTGTTGACCGTCAGTGAAGTAGCGGCATGAGGGTACCCGTATCCAAATGTGCAGTCGTTAGATTGGCGCCATGAGCAAAGAATTTGACCCGATTGATTTGCGTGGGCAAGAGCGTGCAAAGTCCGACAGGGACATGCGCGAGAAACTGGCCCGCGAAAACGAAGAGGCAGACATCAAGTGGCTCATGGGTAGCAAGAGGGGGCGCCGTGTAGTGTGGCGCCTTATGGATCAATCCGGCGTGTTCCGGCTGTCGTTCAATACCAACTCGATGCAAATGGCATTCGCAGAAGGTAACAGGAACTTCGGCAATCGCATGCTCGCGATGATTCACGCTCAGTGCCCTGAGTTATATCCACAAATGGTAAAGGAGCAATCCAATGACAGAATCGCTGATGACGGATCAAGCCGCAACGACCACTGAAGGCACGCCCGCATCGCAAGACGCCTCGAGCACACAACCGACGGGTGGTGAGCAACAGGCATCACAGCAACAGGCTGACGGTACGCAGAACCAGCAGGCTGGCCAGGATGGCCAGAAGACTGGCAATACCGAAGGTGATCAGAACGGTGACAAGGCCCAAGCCAAAGCACCGGAAGTGTACGAATTCAAAGCCGGAGAAGGCCGCGAGTTTGACCCCGAGGTGCTCAAGTCATTCTCGGAAATCGCCAAGGAATTGGATCTGCCGCAAGACGCCGCGCAAAAAGTGCTGGACAAAGTCGCACCAAAGATCTTGGAGCGTCAGATGCAAGCACTGGAAACTGCTCGTAATGAGTGGGCCGAATCTGCTCGCACCGACAAGGAATTCGGGGGTGACAAACTCAACGATAACCTGGTCGTAGCGAAGAAAGCACTCGACTCATTTGGCACGCCAGAACTGCGCAAGTTGTTAAACGAGTCCGGCCTGGGCAATCATCCGGAGATGATCCGCATGATGTATCGGGCAGGAAAAGCAATCAGTGAGGATCGCTTTGTTGGCGGCACTCGAGGTGGTCAGAAATCTGGCCCCAAGGGTTTCAACGACTTGGCATCAGCGCTTTATTCAAATCAGCAATCTTAAATAGGAGTCCATCATGGCTACTTTGTCGAACAACTCTCTCACCCTGGCCGATTGGGCCAAACGCGTCGACCCGGACGGTCGAGTTCCCGTCGTTGCAGAACTGCTTTCGCAGAGCAACGAAATCTTGGAAGACTGCGTGTTCAAGGAAGGCAACCTGCCTACCGGCGAGCGCGTGGTAATCCGTACTGGCTTGCCTACTGTTTACTGGCGTGCCCTGAACCAAGGTATCCCATCGAGCAAATCGACCACTGCACAAGTGGACGAGGCTTGCGGCATCTTGGAAGCCCGCTCTGAAGTGGACAAAGACTTGGCAATGTTGAACGGCAACACCGCTCAATTCCGCCTGTCTGAAGACACTGCATTCTTGGAAGCAATGAACCAGACTCAAGCCACGACTTTGTTCTACGGCAACCCTGGTGTTGATCCAAAGCAGTTCCTTGGCCTTGCCGCTCGCTACAGCGACAGCACTGCCGCCAACGGTCAGAACATTCTGAAGGCCGGTGGTTCTGGTTCTGACAACACATCGATCTACTTGGTCGTGTGGGGTGACAACACTGTGTACTGCCCGTTCCCTAAAGGTTCGAAGGCTGGCTTGATTCACGAAGACCTCGGTGAGCAAACCGTTTACAACAGTGACGGCACTCGCATGCAGGCTTTGGCAACTCGCTACCAGTGGAAGAACGGTCTTGTTGTGAAAGACTGGCGTTATGTGGTTCGCATCGCCAACATCGATGTGAGCGACTTGATTGCCCAGACTGGCACGCAAGCACCTACTGCCGCAACCGCGATCATCAAGCTGATGGCTCGCTCTTTGTACCGCATTCCTAACATGGCTATGGGCCGTGCCGCGTTCTACATGAACCGCACTGTTCACTCTGGTCTGTCGATTGCGGCTTTGGACAAGAGCCAGTATGTCTTGAAGATCAATGAAGGTCTGAGCCAGTTCGGTATGCCTTACTCTTGGCTGTCGTTCCTCGGAGTTCCGCTCCGTCGCGTTGACGCTATCCTCAACACCGAAGCGGCCATTTCCTAATTGGTCAATTTAACTCTGAAAGGAACACATCATGATTACCGATAAACTGCTCCGCGTCTCTACTGACCAAGCCGTGACCACTACTGCTGTGTCGACTGATACTGTCGACCTGTCTGTTGCTCGCGACATGGGCGAAGGTGGCGACCTTTACATGAACTTCGCAATGACCGAGGCTTTCGCAGGTGGTACTTCTACCAACTTCGAAATCATCATCGCTGACAACGCCGCTCTGTCGAGCAATGTCGTGGTGATCGGCGCTTCCGGCGCGATCGTGACTGCTGATCTGACTCTTGGCAAGAATGTTGCCGTGCGTTTGAATCCGCAAATCGCATCGCTTGGTAAGCGTTACTTGGGCGCTCGCTACACCGTGTCTGGCACTAACACTGCTGGTAAGGTTGTTGCGGACATCGTTATGGATGTTCAGGACGGCAAGAAGTTCTACGCATCTGGCTTCACCGTAATCTAATAAGGAGAATTACACATGCCTAAATACCGCGTCACCGCACCTTGCTTTGTCAACAACGGCTTTCGTAATGAAGGCGAGATCGTCGACTATGATGGTCCTGCTGGATCTGCGCTGGTTCCTATCGATGACGAAGGCAACGAGGCCAAGGCCGACACCTCTGCAAAGAAGTGGACACCGAAAGCCAAGCGCGGCGCTGATGAAGGCTCCGTGTAATCCTTCCTGATTGGAAGCCGTAAGTCACGGGGGGCCGCTGGGAAACCACGGTCCCCTTTTTACATTTAGGAGGCCATGATGGCATCAGTTGTCGACATCTGTAACCTTGCGCTGGCGCACCTCGGCGACAACGCCACCATCGCAAGCATTGATCCACCTGAAGGATCTGCGCAGGCAGAACACTGCCAACGCTTTTATCCAATTGCTCGAGACACTTTGCTCGAGATGCACAGTTGGTCTTTTTCAACTAAACGGGCATATGGCGCTGAAGTGGAAAACTCATGGCCAATGTGGCAGTACGCCTACTCCATGCCCAACGATGCATCCGACATCATTGCTGTGTTGCCGCCTGAAGCACGCGACGACTACAGCACGACATTCACACCGGAAACCTACCCGGACTTTTACACAAACTATTCGCCGTCTGTTGCCGCTGGCCAGTATGTGCCGCAGAAGTTTGCAGTCGAGATTGCGTCCGATGGATCAGAGATTATTCTGACCAACCAGAACCAGGCTGTTTTGCGATACCACGCAAAAATCACTGACCCAACCAAGTTCTCTCCATTGTTCACGGTCACTCTGTCGTGGCACTTGGCATCGATGCTTGCTGGTCCTGTGATCAAGGGTGACCAGGGCGCCGCAGAAGCCAAGCGATGCATCACCATGATGAACTTGTATCTTGGCAAAGCAATGGAGGCTGACTCCAATTCACGCAAGATCAAGCCAGAGCACATTGTGTCCTGGATCGCAGGGAGATAAGCATGCCGAATGTGCGCACACTACAACGATCTTTTGCTGGCGGCGAGATGTCGCCAGAGATGTTTGGTCGCATCGATGATGTGAAGTACCAGACCGGCGCGGCGACGATGAAGAACTTCACCGCAACGCCACAAGGCCCAGCAGAAAACCGCGCAGGCTTTGCATTCGTCCGCGAGGTCAAAGACAGCACCAAGCGCACCAGGCTGATCCCATTCACCTACTCGACCACGCAGACCATGGTGATCGAGTTAAGCCCAGGCTACATTCGCTTTCACACACAAGGCGGCACACTGCTGTCTGGTGGCGTGCCATACGAGATCGCCAACCCATACGCAGAAGCAGACATCTTCGACATTCACTATGTGCAGTCGGCTGATGTGATGACGCTGGTGCATCCCAACTATGCGCCGCGTGAACTGCGTCGCCTGGGTGCAACCAACTGGACCCTGACGACCATCAACTTTGGATCACCGATTGCCGCGCCCACTGGCGTGACTGCAACTCGGTACATCCCTGCATCGTCATCGACCAACGCAGACACATACGAGACGATGAGTTATGTCGTGACGGCCATCACAGCCGATGAGATCGGCGAGTCTGTCTCATCGAGCGTGGCATCAGTCACCAACAACATTTTTGTTACCGGCGCAACCAACACGATCTCCTGGTCCGCAGTGACAGGCGCATCGCGGTATCGCGTCTACAAACTGTTGGGAGGTCTGTATGGCTACATTGGAAGCACGACTGGCACGAGCATCGTCGACAACAACATCGCGCCAGATCTGTCGGTTACTCCACCGATCTACGACAACGAGTTCGTCAGCACTGGCAACTACCCAGGCGCCGTCTCGTACTTCGAACAGCGTCGCTGTTTTGCTGGCACCATCAACGAGCCGCAAAAAATCTGGATGACCAAGTCGGGCACTGAGTCCAATCTCAGCTACGGCCTGCCAATTCGTGATGACGACCGCATCGAGTTCCGTGTGGCCGCTCGTGAAGCCAACACCATTCGACACATCGTGCCATTGACACAGTTGCTGTTGCTGACTGGATCTGCTGAGTGGCGCGTGTCATCGCTCAACAGCGACGAGATCACACCGACCACAATCTCGGTTCGACCACAGTCGTACATCGGCGCATCGAATGTCCAGCCGGTCATCATCAACAACGCCTTGGTCTACTGCGGCGCACGCGGTGGCCATGTGCGCGAACTTGGCTACAACTGGCAGGCCAGCGGATTTATCACCAACGACCTTTCCATTCGCTCGGCTCACCTGTTTGACAACTACGAGATCAGCGACATGGCATTTGCCAAGGCTCCGATCCAGATGGTTTGGTTTGTGTCGACTTCAGGCATGTTGCTTGGCCTGACCTACACACCAGAGCAACAAGTCGGCGCATGGCACAAGCACGACACCGATGGCACATTTGAATCCTGCACTGTGGTGGCTGAAGGCAACGAGGACCGACTCTATGTCGTCGTCAAGCGCACCATCAATGGCCAGACCAAACGCTATGTCGAGCGCATGGCCAGCCGTCACTTTGACTCGATCGAGGGCGCATTCTTTGTGGACTCGGGCGCGACCTACGACGGCACCAACACATCGGCCACGACCGTCACAGTCAGTGGCGGCACGACCTGGGGTCCGTCTGATGTCCTGACGATCACAGCATCGACGGCCATCTTCACTTACCCAGGCACTGGCGATGTCAACGATGCCATTGTGCTGACCGACTCGGCTGGCAAGAAGTATCGCCTCACAATCCGCTCCACGACCTCCACAACGGTCGCAACGGCTCGGGTTGATGTGACACTACCAACTGCGCTCAGAAACACCGCCACGACCCGCTATTCGTTTGCACGCAACACGATCAGCGGCCTGACCTGGCTCGAGGGCAAGACCGTCTCGATCCTGGCCGACGGCGCAGTGCAACCTCAGAAGGTCGTGACCAGTGGCGCGATCACGATTGACCGGGCCTCGAGCATCATCCACATCGGCCTGCCATACGATTCCGACCTGCAAAGCCTGCCGCTTGCCATGGGCATCGACAACGGCATGGGCCAAGGGCGTTACAAGAATGTCAACAAGGCCTGGCTTCGCGTGTTCCAGTCGTCTGGCATTTTCATTGGCCCTGATGCAGATCATCTGGTCGAAGCCAAGCAACGGACGACTGAGCCATACGGTTCACCGCCTGCATTGAAGACCGAAGAGATCCAGATCATGCTGACGCCATCCTGGCTGGACAGTGGCCAGGTGTTTGTCAGACAGTCTGACCCACTGCCTTTGTCCATCGTTGGCATGACCCTTGAGGTTGCAATCGGTGGGTAAAGGTACCCGTAAGATCCGGTGACCCGGATACTGTTCAACCATGCAATAACCTGGTGCTGTGGAGGTAAGGTCAACACAGTCCTCCAAGCCCAGGCGAAACAGGAGATTTGACACATGGCAACCTTATTGACCGGAACCGGAGTGCAGGCAATGAGCCAGACCGGCTCCATCTTTGCTATCGGTGGCGCAGTCACTGGGGCGATCGGCTCCTACTACGCCGCACAAAACCAGAAGGCTCAACTGGAATCCCAGGCATCCTCGATGCGCTTCCAGTCTGACATCTCAGAACTCAACGCGGCCCAGGCCGAATTCACAGCCCAGCAAATCCTGCGTGCTGGCCAACAAAAGCAGGGCCAGATTGGCTTGCGTGCTGGCAAGATCAAGAGTTCACAGCGTGCATCGATGGCCGCTCGAGGTATTGATCTGGGCGTCGGCAGTGCTGTTGAGACGATTGCAACAACCGACCTCATGAAAGAGATCGACATGCTGACCGTCAACGCAGACACCGTGCGCAGTTCAGAAGCCGCACGACTACAGCGCCAAAACTATCTGACCGCATCAGCATTGCAAGATGTCTCTGCTTCCAACCTGGCCGCTTCTGGCGACAGCATCAGCCCATTCATGGCGGCTGGCTCGAGCATTCTTGGCAGTGCTGGATCTGTGGCCAATGCCTGGTACCAAGATCGCAAACTCGCGGCCATAGCAAGCCGTCTGGGCATCGAATAAGGACCGACCATGGCAACAGTACCTATTTACGATTTACCGACTCAAGACGCAAGCGTAGGCAACATGCCTGCATTCCAGGCGCCTGGCGTAGAGCCAATGCGCGACTTTACTGGCGAGCAATTGCAAAAGACTGGCCAGGCAGTGCAGTCGTTTGGCACGACCGTGATGAAGATCGCAGACCGCCTGCAAGGTGAGGTTGACGACGCAAAAGCCAAAGAACTTTACAACAGCTTTGCCGCGCAAGCCGACACAATTGAAACGCAGTACCTGACGCTCAAAGGCAAAGACGCTGTCGGCGCGGCGATGAAGACCAAGAACGATCTTGAAGCCGCATTGACTGATGTTGTTGGCAAGGCTGAGAACGATGTGCAAAAAATCATTTTGCGCAACTCTGCCAGCGTACGCCTGCGCAGTGCTAACAGTTCAATCATCAAGCACTCGCTTGTTGAACAGCGCGACTACGACATCAAAGAAAGTGGCGCCCAAGTTGACACATTCGTCAATGACGCGATTCGATACTCTGCTGGCTGGCGCAACCCACAAGGCGACTTTGCTGTGTACTACGGTGCCGCAAAAGATGGCGCCAACAAATTGGCAGACAAACTTGGCTACGAAGCCAAGAGCGCACAGCGTGAGCAACTGATCCTCAAAGCAACCAACCAAATCCATGGCCAGGTTGTGCAGACACAGATCGATGCGCAGAACCTGGACCAGGCACGCGACTACCTGCAACGCTACGGCAACGAGATGACGCCGGAAACTTTTGGCCGCGCAAAGAAAGCGCTCGAGATCGGCACATCCGACGCCAAAGAACAAGGCCTTGCAGAATCATTCTGGAGCAAGAGCGGCAACAACATCGCTGGCGCTTTGAAGCTGGCTCGTGAAACCCTGTCCGGCAAAGAAGAAGACCAGGTTGTGCAACGCCTCAAGATTTTTGAGAGTGAGCGCACCGGTATTGTTCAAGCCGCACAGAACGACGCCAAAGACAAAGCATGGCGTTCGTACGCAGAGACTGGCAACTTCAGCAAGATACCGCCAAGCGTGTTGGCCAGTATGGATGGCGCTGACTTGGCCAGCCTGCAACGCACAGCCAAGGCTGATGTCGAGGCACGCACAAAAGGCACCGAGGTCAAGACAGATCCAAATGTCTACTACCAGTTGACGCAAGAAGCCATGATGAATCCTGACTTCAAAGATCCGACCAAGGTTGATCTGCGCAAATACTTTGACAAGCTGTCACCTGGTGACCGCAATCACTTCATCAATTTGCAACGCACGATTGGCACAAAGAACGAAGCGCCAGAAGCAGTGACAACGCAACAGCAGATCACCGCAGTGACCAAGCAACTTGGCCTAAAAGATGAGAAGGCTGGCATGTTCACACAAGAGGCCAACAAAGCATTGTTTGCGGCTCAAGTGAACAAGGGCGGCAAGCTGAACCAGGCAGAGCGCCAAAAGGTTCTTGATGGCCTTGTGCTTGAAGGTGAAGTGCTCAGTGGCTCGTTCTTCTTGCCTGACAAAAACATGCGTCGCTACGAGGCTCGCGCCCGTGGTGAAGAAGCCAAGTTCAAGCCAGAGTTCACTGATGCACAACGCGCACGCGCAAGCGAAGCGCTCAAGCGCAACGGTGTATCGAACCCGACTAAGTCACAGATTGATGCAGTGCTATTTGAAACCTACGGCATTGAGCAGAAGTAATAGGACACAACGACATGATGCTAGTACCTGATGATGAATTCAACGCCGCCGCCGCACGAGTTGCCGGTGTAAAAAAAGCGCCAACACTCGATGAGTCAGCCGCCAATGTAATCGATGGCCAGCGCACGCAATTGCGCACCAGCCTGTACGGCGCACTCGATGCAAATCCTGATGAGGCCGCACGCGCAAAGAATTTATCAAACAAGTCTGGCATCCCTGTCGACATCGTCCAGCGCAACTACGCGCAGGTCAATCGCAATGTGCAACTCAATGAGTTCGACGAAACGCTCAAGCGTTCGCCATTGCTTGGCCAATGGTTGAGCAACCCAAACAACGCCAAGATCTCGCACGATGACTCAAGCAACTTGGCTGGCATCGAGCGTGAGTACGGCACGATCAAACCGATCGAGCGCTCATTCCTAGAAGAGATCACCGAACCATTCCAGCGTGGCTATGCGCGATTCAAGAAGGGCTTCTCGCTCATGCTTGATGACACGGCCATGATGAAGGGTTTGCAAAATCGCCAGAAGGCGGCGGCTGAAGCCAATGGCATCACATACGATCCAAAGATCCAGCAGTCGGTCAACCTGGCCAACTATCAGCGCAACATTGAGAAGTTCCCGATGCCTCAGAATGTTGAACGCGGGCTACAAGAGATTGGCGAAGCAAAGAGTTTCAGCGAGGCTTTTTCTGCCATCGTGTCAAACCCTGCCGCAGTCAAAGAAGTAATTTTCGAATCGATCGGTATTGGCGCACCAGGCCTTGCTGTGACTGCCGCATCCGTTCCCATGGGTCCATTGGCCGTGGCCACTGCCGCAGGTACCACCAGCTTTTTCACAGAGTACGCGGCAACGCTTGATGAAGTTCTGACTTCTGGCGGCGCCGACATGAAAGATCCCAATGCTGTCTACAAAGCATTGACCGATGACAAGTTGATGGCCGAAGCCAAAGACAAGGCGTTGAAGCGCGGCGTGCCCATCGCATTGTTTGACGCACTGACCGCTGGCATGGCTGGCAAGTTGCTCAAGGGCGCCCGCCCGACGGTGCTGAGTGTTGGCACTCGCGTTGTTGGCGAAGGTGCTGTGCAGGCCGCAGGCGGTGCCGCTGGTGAAGCAACAGCCCAAGCATTGACTGGCGAATTCAAACCGGGCGAGATCTTGCTCGAGGCATTTGCAGAGATCCCAACCGCATTGGTCGAGGTGCCTGGCAACTATCGCGGCACCATGTTGCAGGCTGAGTCTGCCGAGCGTAGCGCCAAAGCATTTGAGAAGGTCCAAGAGTTTTCACGCGCCAGCAAGGTACGCGCACGCAGTGCTGAAACCTTTGGCGAGTGGATTGACCAAGTAAGCCAGGAGACTGATGTCACCACGGTTTACATCAGCGGCGAAACCCTCAAGCAATCTGGCTTGGCCGAGCGCGTGGCAGAAGTATCTCCATCCGTGCGCGATCAACTGGACACAGCCGTTGCAACCGGTGGCGACATCGCCATCCCTGTGACTGAGTACCAAACTAACATTGCACCGACCGAGTTCAGCACAGCGCTGATCGACGACCTGCGCATTGAAGGCGAGATGATGACCCGCCGCGAGGCACGCGAGTTTATCGATAACCAGGCTGAGATCATGAAGACTCAGATGGAGGCCAACGCCAAAGTCGAGATGACCAACAAGGACTTTGTGAAGTCTGCGCGTGAGGTCGAGAATTTGATGTACCAGCAGGTCAAAGCGACCAAGCAGTACACCGACAACGCGGCACGAATCAATGCACAACTTGTGCGTGACTTTGTGGTGACCCAATCAGCGGCACTCAAGATCATGCCGACCGAGTTCTACAACCGCTACATGTACCGCGTCGAGCGAGCAGAAGGCCAGCCTGGTGGCATGGCGCTGTTCAATCAAGATCAACGCGTGGTCATCGACAGCGTGCCATTCCGCAACTGGATTGGCTCGTCCATTTTCCAAGACGAAACCGGCGCACCACAAACGCTGTACCACGGCACTGCCGACAATGTGACCGCATTCGATCCAGACCATCCAAACCGCAAAGACAGCGGCTGGCTTGGCACTGGTGTTTACCTGACTGACAGCGCAGACATGGCCGAGGTCTACGCCATGCAGAAGCGCCGCACAGGCACTGCTGGCGAGAATGTCATGCCGCTGTATGCACGACTCGAGAACCCTTACATGGCCACCATGGAAGACAAGACGCGCATTCGTGCTGGTGGCCGCGAAGCCGCTGATGCATTTACTGCCGAACTGCAAGCCCAAGGCTACGATGGCGTGATCCTGGAAGTGGCACCCGACGCACGCGAGATCGTGGTGTTTGACAACACCGCAGTCAAGTCGCCATTCAACGATGGCACATGGTCGCGTGAGAACGCAGACATCCTGCGCCAGGGCAACCAGGTATTGCAGACTGAATCATTGACTGACGCCGACGCAATCAACTCCGAAGAAGATGCAGAGGCCGACGATGTGGCCGCGATTGAAGCGCAAGCCGACATCCCCGAGACTGTCGAAGACCAGGCCGAACTCAAGAACGCACTCGAGGTGGCCAAGAGCCAGGTGTGGAACAAAGGCCGCGACCTGAAGCTGGCCATTCAGAATGCAGTGCAACAAGCCGCAACTGAGGCCGGTGTCGATGTGTCGGTACCGTCGCCACAGACCACTGACTACCTGGTGCGCGTGGGCCTCAAGGACGCGCTGTTTGCGCTCGAGCAAAACCCCAACGCGATTGGCTGGTACGACGAAAAAACTCGCCAGGCATTGGCCGTCATGGCACTGGTTCACCCAGAGATTGCGACCAACGAAGATGCACGCTTTGCATTCACTTGGGCGCTGGCTGTCACATCCAACGGCTTGAAGGTCGACAAGAACTTTGAACTGGCCGAAAAGGCGTACAGCTACTACAAAGAAAACAAGGTCATGCCCACCAACATCAAAGGTGGCCAGGCCCAGGGCGCGATCAATGACTCGCTTGCCTTGTTCAACGAATTGGTCGGAGCCTGGGGCATCAAGAACTTGCGCCAGTTCATGCAGACCAACTTCACCGTGGGTGAGATCAGCGCGATCAGCAAAGACCTCAAGCCAGGCGGTGAGCACGCAGACACCATGGTCAAGGGCGCGGCCATCATTGGCCCCAAGATTGGCAACGGCTTTTTCTCCAACCTGTACGGCGACTTCAGTTCCCTCACAATGGACCGCTGGCTGGTCCGCACCTGGGGCCGCTGGACCGGCACGCTTATCAAGAGCCTGCCCAAGCATGTGGAGACGGCCACCAACCGCCTAAACTCAGCAATCCGTAGCGCAACCCCAGAACAGGCCACACGCCTCTCTGAGGTCATCGGCATGGACATTGCCAACACCGAGGTCAATCGCCTGGCTGATGCCATCCAGAAGGCCTCCATGGACCCCAAACTGCGCGAGCAGATGAACGAGTCCAAGGTTGGCGAAGAGATCCGCAAGGCGGGCAACAGCCTGGCCAAGTACAACGACGGCCAAAAGGAAGCACCGGCTGGCCCACACGAGCGCACCTACATCCGCTCCGTCTTCTCCCAGATCCTGGCTGAGTTGCAGGCTGATCCAGCCTATGCCGACCTGACCATGGCCGACTTGCAGGCCGTGCTCTGGTATGCAGAGAAACGACTCTACGAATCAGCCAAGGACAATAATGTTGACCAAGAGTCAACAGACGGGTATAGTGATGAAGATGCCCCAGACTACGCCAACGCCGCCGCAGGTGTTGCGCGTACCTTGGGTGTTTCCGATCGCAAGATCAACAACGCATTGAAGAAGGAGTCCAAAGATGAACGCGCAAGACGAGCACGACTACAAGATGAGCAAGCGCAGGTCGCTGGAGGGGAGCAAGCAGAAACTGGAGGCTTTACTCAAAGAGAAAAACGGCTCTTTGCAGGCGCAGTCGCCACCAGAATTGCAAGATCCAATCGAAGCGGCGATCAAAAACAATCCTGGTCTTACACGGCAAAAAGCAGTGGAGATGGCGGAAAAGTTCGGGTTCTAAAAAGCCAACTTGTCACCTACTCGCAAGAATGGAAAGCAGGCGCAGGCCTGGCCCGTGTGTACCGCAACAACGGTATCACGGTGCCCAAGTTCTACGAGTTGGAGCAAGGCAACGCACAGAATGCACAACGATTCTCTGAGGCCATCACAGCCAGCAAACAAGCCAGTGGCGACATGGGCGCGGCTGTCTTCGTCTACCCGGTCGAAGATTACCAAGGCATGCGCCTGTTCTTGTCTGAAGACGGCAAGTCCGGCGTCGCTGTCAAACCCGATGGCGACATCGTGTCAGTGTTCTCGCAAGCTGGCGCTGGCCGCTCTGTCATGGAGTTGGCCGTGGCCGCAGGCGGTACCAAGCTGGATGCATTCGAGACGATCCTGCCTGAGTTCTACGCCGCGCACGGATTCGTTGCGGCTTCGCGTTTACCCTGGGATGACACCCAGGCGCCAGAAGGCTGGAACAAAGAAGCGTTTGCCGACTTCAACAATGGCGAGCCGAATGTTGTATTCATGGCCCTTGACCAGTCGTACTACGGCTGGCACAAGATCAGCGATGGCAAGAAGTCCAAGACCTATGACGATGCCGTCGCAGATCAAAACCGCGCTGTAAAGCGCAACAAGAAAAGGAGAGAAGATAATGGAAAACCCGCAGTATTTGCCCAATCAGGAACCGGAGCAGGCGGCGTACAACGCCTACGAGCAAGCGATCTCGATGTTGCCAAGCGATACGGGACAGCCAGGGATGGAGCAACTTCAGTCCTTGGTATCCACTATTCAAAACAACCTCGGAATAGTCTTGCCGGATTCGCCTACGGAACAGGCTTAAAAGGCGCAGAGGCTGGCCGTCTGGCTGGCGCTGACTCTCGCCTATCCAACCGCATCCACTTCTATGTGGACACCGGCAATGGCGTACGCCCTGAAGCTGGTGTTGGCGGCAATGTGCATGCCGTCTACCTGGACAACCTATACGACGCGGCGGCTGACCCGCTAGGCCTACGCGCCCAGGCATCGGCCAATGGCCGTGATGACCGTGGCCAATGGTTCAACGCGGTCGAGTCCGCAATCCTTGATGCTGGCTTTGATGGCGTCTACATTCCTGCCGCCCAGGGCGAGCAAGGTGTGGCCGTATTGCTTGGCCCACAGCACAAGGGTGTGCCGGTCGAACAGCATGGCATGCACGCAATGCCTGCCGCAGGCGCGTATACGCCCCCTGCAAGCACGAAACGCAAGTACGCCATGCTCACCCCTGAGATCCGCAAATTTGAGGCCCAGGAGGCCCAGATTAAAGCGGCGGCACCATCGGCTGACCTGCGCTCTGGCACACTGACATTTGACGAGGCTGACGCAGAGGCGGTGGCCAAGTTCTTCCCGCCTGCCGCACAAGCCCAGCCACTGCGCCAAGAAGAGCGCGGCGGCTTCGACCCGAAACGATTGACCACAATCCTCAACGAGAAGGCGGATATGTCCACCTTCCTGCATGAGACTGCGCACTTCTTCTTGACGGTCTACGCTGACATGGCCGCACGGCCTGACGCCACCGAGCAGAACAAGCAAGACATGCAGACCATCTTGGATTGGTTTGGCATCAAAGACCTGGCAACCTGGAACGCGCTGTCGCTCGATGAGCAACGCAAGTACCACGAGTCATGGGCCTACAACTACGAGATCTACCTGTTCGAAGGCAAGGCACCAAGCGTGCAAATGCAATCGATGTTTGAGCGATTCAGCGCCTGGTTGCGCCGCGTGTACAAGTCGATCCGCGACGAACTCAATCAGATCTACCGCCAAGAAAACGGCGAAGACCTGCCAATCCTGACCGGCGAAGTCCGCCAGGTGATGGACCGCATGCTGGCCAGCGAAGAGCAGATCAAGCAGTCCGAGGCAGTCAACAGCATGGTGCCGATGTACCAGACCCAGGAAGAGTCCGGCATGTCCGACGAAGAGTGGGCCGGGTACCAGGCAATGATGGCCGAAGCCACAGAGGCATCGATAACTGAGTTGACACAGGCAAGCCTGCGCCAATTGAAGTGGCTGGGCAATGCTCGCTCTCGCGTGCTCAAAGAGATGCAGGCCAAGACGGCTGACATCCGCAAGGGCGTGCGCGAAGAGGTGGCCGCAGAAGTGCAAGAGGACCGTGTCTACACAGCCATGGAGTTCTTGAAGCGCGGCATCACCAAAGACGAGAACGGTCAAGACATCCAGGCATTGACTGGCCACAAACTCAAGATCGCTGATGTGAAGGCGCTCTACCCTGAAAGCAAAGAGTCGCTGACACCTGCACCTGACCTGGCCAAACTTGGCTATGGCAAGTACGGCATGCTGGCCGAAGAAGGCCTGCCGCCTGACCTGGTGGCATCGATGTTTGGTTTTGACTCTGGCGATCAGTTGGTGCGCTCATTGCTCGAGGCCAAGCCGATCAAAGAAGAGATTGACAACCGCACCGACGAGCGCATGCTGGCCGAATACTCTGACCTGCTGGACCCTGCCAGCATCGAGTTGGAAATCCAGAAGGCATTGCACAACGAAGCACGCGCCCGCTTTGTGGCCGTCGAGTTGCGCTACCTGGCCAAAGCAACACAGCCTGCACGCTTGATGATCCAGGCCGCGAAGACTGCGGCCAAGTCAATCATCGGCAACAAAGTGATCAGCGAGATCCGTCCGCGTGACTACACGCTGGCAGAGGCACGCGCCGCCAAGGAAAGCACAAAGCAATCAAAGGCTGGCAAGATCACTGAGGCCGCAAAAGCCAAACAGAACCAACTGCTCAACAACCAGTTGTCGCTCGAGGCAGTCAACGCACGCAAAGAAATCGACAAGGCCATTGACGGCTTTGCCAAGATTTTCAAAGGCGATGCAAAGATGGCCAAGAATCGCAACATCGATTTGGTCAACGCCGCACGCTACATCCTTGGCCACTACGGCCTTGGCCCGCGTGATGTCGAGCCTGCAAAGTTTGTCGAGCAACTCAAGTCATACAACCCAGACCTGTACGCAGACATCGAGCCGATCCTGCTCGAGTCGACCGGTGGCCCACGCAACTACAAGAAGTTGACGCTCAACGAGTTCCGCGAAATGAAGGAGATCGTCGACGCGTTATGGTACCAATCCAAGCGTGAGAACGAGGTGATGATTGAAGGCAAAGCAGTTGCTCTCGATTCAATCATTGCAGAACTCAATGCGCGACTTGATGAGATTGGCGTGCCAGAAGAGGTTGCCGGTGAGCGCATGGCGCCTGGTCCGAAAGAGAAAGCCATCCGCGCCCTGTACAACGCCAAGGCATTGACTCGCAAGGTTGAGCACTGGGCTGATGCAACAGACGGACCTGGTGGTCCTGGTCCATTCACCAACTACATATGGCGCCCACTGCGTGCCGCGCTTGACCAGTACCGCGTCGATCGCAATCGCTATGTCAAAGACTATGTCGACATGATCGCCAAGCTGGACCTGCCAGTGCAAAAGATCAACGCGCCAGAACTGAACTACACCTTCGGCAATGAGAACGGCGGCATCGGTAAAGCAGAGGTGCTTGGCGCCTTGATGCACATCGGTAACGACGGCAACATGAAGAAGCTGATTGCTGGCCGCAACTGGGGTCAAGTTAATGAGGATGGCTCGGTCGACACGACGCGCTGGAATAGTTTCATGAACCGCATGATCGACGAAGGCGTGCTCACAAAAGCAGACTTCGACTTCGTGCAAGCAACCTGGGATCTGAATGAAGAACTCAAGCCTATGGCGCAAGAGGCGCATCGCGAGATCTTCGGCTACTACTTCAAAGAAGTCGAGGCTCGCCCAGTGGTTACACCGTTCGGCACATACCGTGGCGGCTATGTTCCTGCAAAGACTG